AGTTTTCTTTATAATTATAATTTTAATTGATATAATTGTTATAATAAATTCAATCAAGAAAATAAAGAAATTAAAAAGAGGAAGATAATTATGGCATTAGGGGGAAAAAGAGAGGGAGCAGGGAGAAGAAAATTGGAAGAAGAAAAAAAGAAAGTAACAAAATCTTTTCGGATAACTCCAACACTTCTAGCAGAAATAGAAAAAAAATATCCTGAAAAAACTCTCTCTTGGATAATAGAACAGGCATTAATTGAATATATTAAAAAATAAAATATCAAAAAAAGGCACATCAAAAATGGTGTGTTTTTTTATTTATTGTAATTTTTATAATCTTTGCAAATTTTGCAACATTTACTTCTCAAAAAAGTTATAACAAGTATGGAAAGTAAAAAATTTTAAAAGGAGTAGTATAAATGGCAAGAGTAAAGCCTCCATTTGCATACTTTGGGAGCAAAGGAAGATTTTATAAAGAAATAAAAGAAATATTTCAAGCAAATTATAGAGAAAATTTTGTTGATTTGTTTGCAGGTTCTATGGAAATCCCACTAAATTTTAAAAATGAATTTGGAGAATTAAAGGTATTAGCAAATGTAAAAGATGAAAAAATTGAATGCTTCTTATCTGGAAATGCTGTTGATACATATAAGAAAGGGCTTGAATATATAAAGCATGATTTAAAAATAAATGCTAGAAACTTATATGAAAATGATAGACAAGCGTTTGAAGAAGTAAACAAAAGATTTAAAAATATATTTTCTGAATGTTGTCCTTGCTGTGGAAAGAAATTAAGTACAAGAAAAAAGCATGAAGTTTTTAATGAAAATGAAAAAAGAATTTTAAGAAGTCTAATGGGCTTTGGAGGAAATGGAACAACATTAACAAATGCTTTTTATTCAGAAGAAAAAATAAAGAAGTTAGAACTTTATATAGGAGCATTAAAAACTATAAAAATAACAACTGATTTATTTGATGAAAATTGGGAATTTGAAAATAGTTTTATATTCTTAGATCCTCCATACATTAGAAAAACAAATGTAGGAGAGGAAGGCTTTATAGGTTACAACTATGTAGATGATAAAGGTGTGGATTGGACAATAAAAGATGATGAAAGACTTGTAGAGTTTATTAAAAGAAATCAAAATAAAAATAATGTATTTCTTGTATTTGGAAGTGTAGATAATAATTTATCTAAGCTGCTAAAAGAAAATTTTAAATGTAAATTTATTATAAAAGAATATAAAAAGCAAATGTTTGGGAAATTAGCAGAAAAAGCAGAGTATTTTTGCTTAATAAAATAAAAATATGGAGGTGTCTTTATGGACTTAGAGTTATTAAAAGCTAAAAAGCTATATGCTCAAGGAAATACAGCTCAAAAAATAGCTAGTGCTTTGAATAAGTCCCCAGGCACTATCTATCGTTGGATAAAAGAAAATAAGGAAGAATTTGAAGAAGCTAGAAAATTGGCTGGAATGACATTAGATGATGTAATTGATTTACTTGATGAAACTCATAAAAAAATATTAATAGAAATTTCTAAAAATCCTGAACAATTTAGAGATCCAAAAACTGCTGATGCTTTGGTTAAAGTTGCAAGTGTAGTAGAAAAAGTAACAGCAAGAAGTGAAAAGAAAAAAGAACAAGCTAAAAAAGAAGTTGAAGAAGAAAGAGGGGTGTTGATAGTTGATGACATCAAAGAAGAAGAGAAAGCAACTTAAAATATCAGACTTATTAACTCCTAGATTTTATCCACTTTATTCAGCTTGGAAAAGTAATAAATACACTCGTTTGGTTTGTAAAGGTGGAAGAGGTTCAGCGAAATCAACTAATATTGCCTTGATTTTAGTTTTTGATTTAATACAATATCCCATCAATACGATTTGTTTTAGAAAAGTAGGGGAAACACTTAGAAAATCAGTATATGAACAAATAAAATGGGCTATTAAATTTTTAGGAGTGGAAGAATACTTTGAATATAAACTTAGTCCACTTGAAATTATTTACAAAGAAAGAGGAAATAAATTTATTTTTATGGGAGTAGATGACCCACAAAAAAGTAAATCTATAAAAGAAGCTCAATTTCCTGTTGCTCGTTACTGGTTTGAAGAACTTGCTGAGTTTAAGAATGAAGATGAAGTTGAAACAGTTTTAAATTCAATATTTAGAGGAAAATTAGAAAAAGGACTTATTTATAAAGGATTCTTCTCATACAATCCACAAAAAATGAAACATAACTGGGTTAATAAAAAGTATAATTATTCTTTCATAGAGAATAATGTATATGTACATCATTCAACTTATTTAGAAAATCCACATATATCAGAAGAGTTTATAAAAGAAGCTGAAGCAGTTAAAGCAAAAGATGAAACAAAATATAGACTTGTATATATGGGAGAACCAATAGGCAATGGACTTGTTCCATTTCCTAATTTGGAAATAAGAGAAATAGAAGCAACAGAAATTGCAGGACTTGAAAAATTTAGAAATGGAGTTGACTGGGGTTATGGAGTAGATCCACTTGCATTTGTTAGGTGGGGTTATGACAAAAAGAAGGGCATTATTTATGCACTAGATGAGTATTATGGAGTAGGTTTAAAAAATAGAAATCTAGCAAACTATATTCTTTCAAAAGGTTATGATGAGCTGGTTATGTGTGATAGTGCTGAACCCAAATCTATTGATGAATTAAAAGAATATGACATAAGTGCATGGGGAGCAAAAAAAGGTGCTGGAAGTGTTGAGTATGGAGAAAAATGGCTTTCTGATTTGGAAGCAATAGTAATAGATCCAAAAAGGACTCCAAATATATCAAGAGAATTTGAAATGATTGATTATGACACTGATCGTGAAGGGAATCCATTACCACGCTTATGTGATTCAAACAATCATACAATAGATGCTACAAGATACGCATTTTCTAATGATATGAAAAAAGGGAAGTGGGTATATGAGTATTAGAGAAATTTTTAAAAATTGGTTTTTCAAAGATTGTTCTGTAATGACTGGAGATGGGAAGAGTTTTGAATCATCTGAATATATGTCAACAATATGGGAACAGCCAGGCTTTATGCTGCCAATTAAGAAAAAGATAAAGGCTTGTCAAAATATAGAAATGGGCATTTATATAGGAAAAGAAGACGGCAAGAAAAAAGTTGATAATCATATTTTAAATAAGATTTTTAGAATGATTAATCCAAATACATCATTCCAAGACTTTATAGATTATTTAATAGTTTGGTTAGAAGGCTCAAATAATGGCGTTTTGTTAGAGCTTATAAAGGGGCTACCCTCACTTGCTCCTGACTTATATATACACTCACCAAATAATTTTACAGTGTATTTTGAAGGTAGAAGGATAAGGGAAATAAGAATCCATAATCCAGCTAAAACAATAACTGGGGATGAATTAAAAAACTATATGTGGCTTAGTTCTCCAAACTATGACAACATAATTGATGGAGTTAGTGGAAATGGAATAGGACAAGGGAGAAGTAAGCATAATGCATTAGCAATATTTGGAGCTTATTTATTCAAGGCTTGGAAATGGAACTGGAGCTTGGCAAATAATTTAGGAAAGCCAGGAGGGATACTTCAAACAGAAGGTGCAGTAGATAAGGAAGATAGGGAAGAAATAAGAAGTAAATATTCAGCTCACTACGCAGGAGCTGAGAATGCTGGAAGTCCTTTGGTACTTGGATCAGGGCTAAAATATCAAGATACTTCAAAAGCTCCTATCGATGCTGATTGGAGTACAGCAGAACAGAAGGCACATGAAAGAGCTGCTATTGCTACTGATGTCCCAGTTGAATTAGTTGGTGGAGGAGATTCAACTTATCAGAATAGAAAGCAAGCTAAAAAAGAACTATATAGGGAAGCAGTAATACCGTTTTTTAATAATTTAAAAAATTGGCTTAATTATTTATTAAGTGATTATTTAAAAAATGGAGAGTATATAGACTATGATCTTTCTGGTGCTGATGAGCTAAAAGATGATATAGGGGATATTATTCAGAAGTTAGAACCATTGAAAAATAGAGTGACAATAAATGAATACAGAAGAATTATATCAACACTTACTGATTTAAGTTTAGAGCAACTAAAAGGTGGAGATGTCTTACTTGTTGGTGGTGGAGATATGACATTGGAAGAAATCACTGAACCAGCAACAACAGAAGGTGAAAGAGCTGAGGATGTATGAAGAAGGAAGTTCAAAAAATAAAAGCATTAAAAGCATTAGAAAGACGGCTAAGTGCAAGAAATAAAAAAATTATAGAAAAGATATTTATAGAATTAAGAGATAAAATAATTGAAGATAATTCAAAAAAATATGATGTAAAAATGATTATAAATATTGACTACGAATGGCTTTTGAAGAAATTTAAAAAGGGACTTGAAGTAGTTTACTTATATACATTCGAGGAGACTTTTAAAGGCTTTAAAAACATCTACAAGAAAACGATAAAATCTAAAACTATAAAAGGTATTAGAGATTATTTTTTAAAAGATTGGAATATAAAGAATGCTGGAAAACAAGCAACTAAAATGACAGCAACAACAAAAAATATTTTAAATAAGATAATCACAACAGGGCAAGAAGAAGGCTTATCACATAATGAAATGGTTAAAGAACTGGTAAAGAATATTAATGGAATGACAGAACAAAGAGCCAGTACAATAGCAAGAACTGAAACAAGCAAAAGCATTAATACAACAAGTTATGAAACTGCTAAAAATGTGATGAAAGAAAAATGTTGGATACATGTTGGAGGGAAAAAGACATATAGACCACATCATAAAGCTATAAGTAATAAATGGGTGGATATAGATTATAAATGGAAGTTAAAAGATGGTGTAGAAGCTGAGTATCCACACCAAGATAGTTTACCAGTTTCTGAGGTTGTTAGATGTAGTTGTTTAATTATTTTTAGATAAAAGGAGTATAGAGATGCCAAAAAAAATAAAAAAGATAAAGAAAAAGGTATCATTTGGGAATAATGAAGGAATTAATTTTAATTGTGAACTTCAAGAATTTAAAGAAAATAGTGAAAAGGAAGGACAATTTACTGGGATCCTTGTAAATATGCAAGGGAATACTGCTGCTAAAGGAGTATACAGGTTTCAAAAAGGAAGTATGAAATCAAATGATGGTAAAAAATTGCTTTTAATGTATAACCATTATGGGGAATTAATGCCAATTGGAACTTTGACTGGAAAGGAAACAGAAAAAGGGTTTGAAGTTATAGGGCAATTTCATTTGACAAAGGATGCCAATGGGAATTATTTGAATCCAGAAGCAGCAAAACTTTATTCTTTTATGAAAGAAATGCATGCCTCATTTGAAATGTCAGTTGGTGGAGTTATAGAAGAATATAAGGAAAAATCAGAAGGAAATAATTATTTTATAGATATATATAATTTCAATGCTCATGAGGGAAGTTTGACTCCAAAAGGAGCTGTAAAAGGTAGTAAAGTAACAAGAATATTTAATAGAGAAAATGGAGGAATAGGACAAATGGATAAGGAACAATTAAAATTATTAATGGCTGAATTATTAGCAAATTTTAAAACTGAGTTATTAGAAGCTGGAACACCAGAAGAAATCAAAAATTTACCTACAAAATTCAATGAAATTAATTCAAAGTTTGAAGAAATTAAAACTGAATTAAATGGAGAATTTAAAGCCGAAATTGAAAAGCAAATGACTGAGTTTAATGAAGTTATTAAAGGATTAAAAGCAGACTTTAAAGCAACTGAAGAAGAAGTAGATGATGCAGCACAGTTTAAAGCAATGCTATTAAATGTTAAGGATAACGGAAAAAAGAATGAAATTATCTTTAATGAAGATAGCAAATTAGAATTTAAAGATATGTCAGTTGGAGATGGGAAAACAGGTTCTTCAACAGGAAAAGCAATAGTAACAACAACAATAGTAAAAAAGATTTTAGAAAGAATACAAGATTCCAATCCAGTTTTAAAAGATATAACATTTATTAGTACTGATGATGGAGGGGTAACAATTCCAAGAGAAATGGCTGGTTTGCCTGAAACGGGTTGGGTAGGAGAAATTGAAGAAAGAAAAGATACTGCCGTAGCAAAAATTGAAAATATAACTGTAAATATTTCTCAGTTATATGCTTTGCCAGTTATCACAAATAAACTTTTAGCAACTAACTACGTTGGTTATGCGACATTTTTATTAAAAAGAGTAGAATATGCACTTGGTTTAAGATTGGCAGATGCTGTTTTCAATGGAAGTGGTACAAATATGCCATTAGGAATTTTAAAAGATGTAGCTGTAACAAATCAACAAGAAATTGATACATCTGATGATGCAAAATTTATAGAAAGTATAATAGATATTTATTACTCGGTGCATACTGATATTGCAAGAGAAGCAAAATGGTATATAAGAAGAGAAACTTGGCAACAAATTAGTAAGTTAAAAAATACTAACAAAGATTTTTACATAACAGATTTGAACACAGGAAATACAAGAACATTAATGTCAAGACCTGTTGAATTGATTGAATCAGAAGGCTCAGGACTAAAAACATTAAAAGAGGCAGTTGCAACAACAGATCCAGTTATGGTTTTTGGAAATATTAGAGAAGGGATTTTAGGGCTAGAAAATCCAAAAATGACTATGAAACTAGAAGACCAAATAACATCAAAAGGGCTAACTAAATATTACATGGAAAAAGGTGTAGGTGTTGGAGTACAACTTCCTGAATATTTTGTAAAAGTAGTAAAGAAAGCCTAGTAAAAAAGCTCCTGGTATTTTTATATCAGGAGCTAAAAATAGGAGTAAATGATGGATAAAGAATTAGGATATGACTTAAATATAGCTAAAACTCTTACAGGAATAGAAGATGAAAAACTTTTAAATTTTTATATTAACGCAGTAATAAAAAAGATAGAGGGAATATTAGGCTATGAACTCCTAAAAGGGCAAATAACGAGTTTAGTTAGTGGACTTAATAAAAACTATGTATTCTTACCTAGAAAAAGAATTGAAAGGGTATTGAACGCTAAAAGAGGGTGTAAAAAACTCCCTTTTAGCTATGTAAATAGAAAAGTAATATTTGATGAAATAATTACAGTAGATTCTTATGTAGAAATTGAATATATAGCTGGATATGAAGAGTTAACTGAAAATCTTTTAATGTTTATTTGTTCAACTATTAAAGAAGAACTTTCAAATGCTGAGGGCTTAAAGAGTTATGGAATAAGAGGAATAAACTATACTTTTCTTAATAAAATAGAACAATCTGATAACTTTATACGAGGAGTTAAAGACTTGTTTGGAGTTGTAGAGATATGATAGTTAAATCATTAAAAGAAATTGAATACTTAGCAAAACATCAATTAGAAATTGGAATATTAGCTATTGATAAAAGTTTAATGGGAGAAGATGGAAAAACAACAATATTGAATTATGCAATATGGAATGAATTTGGAACTTCTGATATACCAGCTCGTCCTTTTATGAGAAATGCTTTTGATAGTAACAGAGGAATTATTTCAAACTTAATTCAAGCAGCACCCAAGAAGGTTATAAAAGGGGAAAAGAGTGGAAAAGAAGCACTTATGGAGATAGGAGAAACTATAAGGGGTTTAATAATTCAAAGTATTGCTACAGCTCATGCTTGGGCAGTTCCAAATGATCCAAAAACTTTAAAAATAAAAACTAAGAATGGACAGACTAATAATACAAAACCACTTCTTGATAACAGGTTTTTAATCAAGTCAATTAGGTATCAAATAGTAAATGAAAATGGAACAATAGAGTATTTGTCAGATTTTAAGGATGTATAAAAATGGATAAAGTTATTTTATTAAGTAAGCACATAACAAATATAAAAGTTATTTCAAAAGCTGAGGGAAGATGGGAAAATGGAAAATATATAGCTGATAAAGAAAAAGAAAATATTATAAAAGCTGTATATATGCCTGTTTCATCTGATACCTTGAAATATTATCCACAGGGAGAGGTAACTCTTAAAGATATGGAGTTATTTACAAAAGAAAAGTTAAAAGAGGGAGATATTGCTATTTTAAGAGGAGAAGAATTTAAAATAATTGAAATAACTGACTTTGATTATTTAGCTGATATAAAAAGCTATATTTTGAAGAGGAGTACAAAAGATGATTAATCTTATAATTGAACTACTTAATAAAATGAGTAATATCCAAATTATCCCAGCTTTTACTGATAAAAAGCCTCCAAAAAAGTCCTATGCAACTTATCAAATTTTAAATATAAATAGTGCTGATTTTAGAGGATATACAGAAAGAGAATATATAAAAAAAGATGAAAAATATCTTGAAACAACTGAATATAGAATAATGGCAAGACTTCAATTTGATGTATATTCTGAAACACAAGAAGAGGCTTTGGAAAATTCAATTGAACTAAGAGAGCTAATTCTTTTTAATGCAAGAAGAGAAATCGGAAGAATAGATGCTGGAGTTGTAAAAAGTAGTGAAATAAAATCATTAAATGAATTAATTAATGCTAAATACGAATATCGTTGCAGTTTTGACATAGTTTTTGAATATATGAAGATAACAAAAGAAAGAGAACTTGAACTAATAAAAGAGATAGAATTATTAGTTAATGAAAAGCATAAAAGCAGAATAGCAAGGAGGAAAGAATAATGGGAGTATATAGAGAACCAGTAAAAATAACATTAGAACAAGAATTGAATTTAACAATAGCAGCACTTAATAAAACTCTTATAGTTACAAATGATAAGAATGCAGATTTTAAATATTATATGAACTCTAAAGATGTTGCCAATGATTTTGGAAATAATTCAAAAGTATATAAATTAGTGGAGAAGTTTTTAGGACAAAGAGATGGAGACGGGAATATATTAAAACCTGATTTTTTTGGAATAGTTGGAGTTACTGTAACTGGACAAGAAAAAATTGAGGATAAGTTAAAAGAAGTTATAAATGAAAATTTAGATAAAGAATGGTATGCACTTATAACAACTTTTGATAGTGTTGAAACTATGAAAGCTGTAAGCTCATTTTTAACTGAAAATAGAAAAATTTATATTACAGAAGTAAAGGCTTATCCAATAGCTGACACTTTAAAATCTGATAGAATAGTACCTATTTGGAATTTAAAAAGAGATGAAACTAACAAAGAATATAAAGCAGCAGCTTATGCAGGAGTAGTAATAACAAAAGGAGCAGGATATAGAAGCTCAATGATAGAGTTACAAGGAGTAACAGCTGACACTGAACTAGCTAAAAAGCCTGAGCTTACAAAAAATAATATTACATTTGTGGAAAAAAGAACATCAGAAGGCTATATAACAGCCAATGGTGGAAAAGCAACAGATGGAACTTATTTAGATGACACAACTGCTATTGATTGTATCATTGTAAATCTAAATGAAAATTTAGAAAAAGCTATGATTAAAAAGGGTTTCCCACAAGATGAGGAAGGTTATGCTTTTTTAGAAGAAACATTAAACAATGTTATGGAAGAAATGGGAGCTAATAATTTACTTGCAAGATTAAATGGTAAATATCAATATACAGTTTTCCCAGTTAATCAAACTGCAACAGAAAGAGGACTAAGACTTGTAAGACCAAGAGTACTTTTCAGACTTAGAAACTGGGCTTATTTCATTGATTTAACATTAATGAAAACTAATAAGGATATTGGAGGTAATGAATAATGGTTGACTTAAGTAAAAAAACTTTTATTTTCAATGGCTATACTTTTAAGAAATGGAGAAGTTTGACTGTTGGAGCACCTGAGGATCAATATAAACAATCAGATAAAAGCATTTATGGAGAAAGAAGGATAATATATACTCCTGATCCAAATATGGAAATAACTATAACTGTACCAGTTGGGACAGAAGATGAAAAAATACTTTTGAATGCTTCTGAAAATGTGGTAACTGGTTCAGGATATTTCAAAGATAGTTCAAGCCCAAAATACAACAGAGGAGTAACTATAAAGGAGATTGGAGTAAATAAAAGTGAATTAGCTAATGATGGGGAATCTGATTCAAGAGAATTTAAACTTGTATGTACAGGTGTCAAGGAGGCAATAAACTAATGGATAAAAAAGAACAACAAGAATTAAAAAATAAAGAATTTTTAGAAAAATTGAAAAATAAAAATGTTTCAAATGTAATTTTTAAACCTGATGGTTTAGGAGCTTTAGAATTTGATTTAATGATGACTGGAAAAGATTTTAAAACCATGGACAGATCTTTCAGAGTAGAAAGAGTTTCAACAGATACATTTTTTAAACTTTCAGCCAAAAAAGATGAATTAACAACAGCAAAAGAGTTATTGACAACTTTTGTAGCTCAACCAGCTGAAGCAAGAGATATAGAATTTTTTAATATGGATCAAGAGGCTTTATTAACAATGGTAAATGTTATTACAGAATTTCAGCAAACACCCTTTTTATTCATTAAGAACTTTGGAGAAAATAAGGGAAATTAAACAAGGAAGGTTTGACATTTGCTTTGAATCTAAAATTTCATACTTTAATAAACCTGTTGGTGAATTATGTTATGAGGAGTATATGCTTTTACAATTAGCTTGGGCTAATTATGCTAAAAGAAAAAATAAAAGTTAAAAAGGAGGAGAGTTTAGCTATGCTTGAGCAATTAACATTGGCTTTTAAAGTAATTGGAGATGGACTTGATTCTTTAAAAAAAATTGATGCACAAATTGATGCTTTAAAAAATAGTATGAATAATGCTAAAAACTCTATAAGTTCAGCGTTTAGTAGTTTAAAGAGTAAAATTAATTCAGTAAAGCAAAGTATAATCAATTTTAAAAATAAAATAAGTTCAACTTTCAGTGCATTAAAAGCTAAGATCACAGCTAACTTTCCTGCTATTTCAAAATTAAGAAATGGATTTATAGCACTCCGTAGAGGATTAGGAAACTTTGGAAATTATGCCCAGCAACAGTTTCAAAATAGTAAAGAAAAAGCTAATTCATTTTTAGGAGTTTTAAAAAGAATTGCTGCAACATTAGCAGCAGGATTTACATTAAAAACTGCTATTGAAGGAGCAGGGAATATTGAACAGTATAGGAATACACTTGAAACTGTTTTGAAAGATTCGGACATGGCAAGAAAGAAACTAGCTTGGGCTAGTAGATTTGCTAATAAAACTCCATTTGAAACTGAAGAAGTAGTTGGAGGAATGACAAAACTTCAATCTTATGGAATTGAAGGAGATAGAATTTTAAAAACTACTAATAGGACCTATTTAGAAATGATTGGGGATATGGCATCAGGAATGGGCAAAAGTTTTGACCAAGCAATTGAAGCTGTTGCCGATGCAAGAACTGGAGAACTTGAAAGATTAAAAGAATTTGGAATAACTAAAAATATGATAGCTGAATTTGGAAAAAGTAAAGGTTTGGAAATCTTTAATAATAAGGGACAAATTCAAGATTTAGAGTTATTTAATAAGACTTTATTTGAAATGATGGACTCTCGTTTTGGTGGAGCAATGGAAAAACAAGCTAAGACATTCAAAGGAGGATTATCAACTATATCAGGGGCTGCTAAGTCAGCACTTTCAACATTGGTAGGAGTTAATGAATTTGGAGATATAGTTGAAAACTCTCCATTTCAAATTCTTAGAGATAAGGTTATTATTCCATTTGCTAATACTCTTATAAAACTTCAAGAAAATGGAACTTTTACTAGATGGGCAGAAAATCTATCCAATATTTTTGGAGAAATAATAAACATTGGTGGAAAAGTAATAGATTTTATTGTTAAGTGGAAAGAAGTTTTAATTCCTTTGGCAAGTGCAATAACTGGGATTTTTGTAATTAATAAAGTAATAGTTTTAATTGGAGCATTAAAAACAGCATTATCAGCTTTTTCTTTTAATCCTATTATGCTTGGAATAGGAGCTGTAATAGCTATTGGAGTTTTATTATATAGAAACTGGGATTTAATAAAAGAAAAATTAATTTCACTTTGGAAAAAAATTAAAGGTTTTGTTAAAGTATTTCTACTTTTTTCAGGAATAGGTTTAATAATAAAACTAGGGCAATTATTAGTAAAAAATTGGGACTTAATAAAAGCTAAATTAGCTTCATTATGGACTAAAATAAAAGCATTTGCTAAAGCATTATGGGATATTGGTAAAAAAATATTTATGTGGCTTAGTCCAATAGGCTTAATTATTACAATTGGAAAATTAATAATAGAAAATTGGGATTTAATAAAAGCTAAGTTCTCAGAACTAGCAGGCTATTTATATAACAAAATAATTGACATAGGTAATTTTTTTATAGGTTTAAAGGACAAAGCTGTTGATGTATTTTTTAAACTAATAGACAAATTAAAAGAAGTGTGGGAGACAATGAAGTCAACTGCTGCATCAGCTTTTGATTTTATTTTAGATTATGTTGCTAAAATTTGGGAAAATATTAAAGGATTTTTCTCAAACTTAGGGCAAAAAATAAAATCATTGCCAGGTATATCTTGGTTTTTTGATGATAGTGGAGAAAAGAAAACAACAACTGAAAGAGTATATTTTGAAGATACTCCTGTGGTAGATGGTACTCATAAAACAGGACTTGACTATGTCCCTTTTGACGGCTATATAGCTGAACTTCATAGGGGAGAAAGGGTACTAACTGCTGAAGAAAATAATGCTTATTCAAATGTAGAAAATAATAGTTTTTCAGATGTAAAGACTTCAAAAAGTAGTAAAAATTCTAATAAATCTGATAGAAAAGTTATATTAAATCTTACTATAAATATGCCAACAACTCCAAAAGTTGAAACTGACTGGAATAGAGTAGGAGAAATAATAGTAGAGAAATTGGAAGATTTTATGCTACAAAACGAGATTGCAAAAGGAGATATATAGATGTTTTCAATAACAAATTTGATGAGTAAAGTAAGTAGTTTTTTAAGCAGTGCTAACTCATTGTCTAATCAAATTGATAATCGTATAAAAAAAACTCCTCCTATTCTATTAGGAAATATTCAACTTCAATTAGTTTCTGATGTATCTGAAAGCTATTCTAATGATGTTCCAACAGTTCCAATAGATGATGGAACTCAAATAGCTGATAATATAACTCCAAACCCTTTGGAATTATCTTTTAAAGTTCAAATTGTTGGAGCTAATCATAAAGAAATTTTTGAAAAAATTATAGAACTTAGAAATAAAAGAGAACTTGTGGACTTGTATATGGTTAAGTTATATAAAAATATGGCTATCACAAGTATAGAAAATACAATAACATCTTTATATTATACAGAGTTCACAATTACCTTAGTTGAAATAAAAATTGCTCATGTTTCTATGATACCAGCACCCAGCAAAAAGGCTAAACCTGCTGTAAGAAAAAAAACAAAAATAAAAACAACAGCAAAGGCAAAGAATAAAACTAGTGGGAAAAAGGACTGGGAAGGAGATTTACAAAGTGAGCATATAAGATTACCAGGAGCATAAGAATGAAAATAAATATAATGAAAGAATCAATTCCATATATAACTGATGTAACTGTTGCAGGGACAACCTTTCAATTTGAATTTACATATAATTCTTATGATAAAAGGGTATATGTAACACTTTATGACATTGAGGATAATTTAATATATCCAAATGAGCCTATTTTATTTGGTATTCCACTTTGGTTTAATAAATTAGTTGATGAAAAAGGAAACTTTAATAAAAAATATCCACAAAAATATATTATTCCAAATACTTTGGATAGAAAAGCAGTAAAAATTGATTATGAAAATATAGATAAAATTGAACTTTTAGTGGAGGAATAATGGAATTTATAGCAAATAGACCTATTTTCCCAAGAAATTCATATCTTGTTATAAATGGAGTAAAAATAAATGATCATAATAATAATGGATTAAAGTTTGATGCTGAGGTAAAAAGTGGAGAAGAAGGGAAAGTAGGAGTAGGAACATTTAAAATATACAATTTAAGTCAAGACATAGAGGTAGGAAGTGAGATAGAGCTTTGGTTTGGTTATGAGTCTGATATTGGATATTATTCTAAGTATGAAGTTATTAAAAAGAAAAAAGCAAGAGATGGAGCTTCTTTTGTTCAAGAGCTGACTTGTTCAGAAAGAACTAAGAATAGCAGTAAAATAGTTTCTATTAGTTTAGATGGGAATGTAAGAATATCAGAAGCTATTAAAGAAGTTACCAAGGAATTAGGTTTAAATCTTATTTCTATGGATCTAAATAAAGACAAA